AACTGCCTTTAGCAAGATGCCTAGCGTCAGCAATCCAGCCATCAGACTTCCTATCGCGATCAGGATAATCGTCATCGATTTGCTCCCTTAATTGCTGACCAGCTTTACAAAGTTTAGCCATTATGCAAGAAGGAGTTTTGCTTCTTCTTCGGTAATGCCTAATTTAGCCAATAAATCATTTTTTGCATCAATCATTGCTTTTTCAACATCTAATTGTTTTTCGGCATTTTGTTGATCAAGGTGCCACTGTGTTAATTCATCCGCGTTCATTTCTCTTTCAATTTCTTCGCCGGTTGAAGCATTGTGAATTTTTATTATAGGCATTTTAGGATTCTCCATAGATATAGATATTTCCACCGGAAAAGGTCGTAGTCCCGTCATTGCTTAGGACTGTAACACCTGTGATGGCTGCGGAATTGTTATATGTGCCAGTGGCGTGATAACTCTGTAAAGTGCCTGCACCAGCATCAGCACCCATACTTATTAAAGAATAAGGTTGAATATCTGTATCAGTGTAGCGAGGTAAAAACAATTGAGCGTTGCCTAGATAGAGAGCGTTGGAATTGCTATTTGGTGTTCTAGGAATAGCTCTAATTTGTGATTCGGTTGAACTGATACCAACAAGAGTTCCACTTGTATTTCTGACGATATTGTTAGCATAATTAGTGCCAGAATCGGTATTTAATCTGATATTAATTTGTGCTGAATCAGTATTAACATAAACGCCCTTAACAAAGACAAATAAATTTTTATAAGAACCACTGATAGAACTTACACTCGTGCTTACACCGGAAAGAGCAGTAGTGCTTAGAAGGGTAAAACCTCCGCTACTTGGAGTTGTCCAAGCTAATCCAGTCGATTGCGTTGAGTCAGCTGTTAAGACTTGTCCATTTGTTCCGACTGCTAACCTTGCTGGCGTATCAGCGGCCGTTGCAGAAATCAAATCACCTTTGGCATCTACAATTGCATTTTGTATTGCATTGGAATCATCTTGTGCAACCCAAGTAAAATCTAAATCTGTATTTGAAGCTTTGGCAAGGACTTGACCGCTTGTGCCACCTTTAAGATCAACAAATGAAGTATCAACTCCATTGCCTAAAGTGCGAATGGCAGCTGCGCCATCCTTTACTAAATCTGTATCAGCTGGGGTTGTCCAGCCGAAATTACTTGTCGTTGGCATTTAGTCTCCTATGCAACTATTGTAGCGTTGAGCCAGTCCAAAGTCGGGCTTATTGTATTCCAAGTCTCGGTCGCTGGGACTGAGTTCCATCTGAACGCCTGAAGGCTAAAAGCGATAGGCGATACATTTAAAGTTAGGTTGAGCTGATTAAGGCTGGCCGTCCAAGTCCAGCCTTCAACAAATCCTTGGAATTCCCCACCAACCATATTGGCTGGCAGATTAACGATATTAAGCGGTTGGCCCATAAATACGCCAAGAAGGTTATTTCGGTCTGAATTGTCGATTTCACCGCTAGCTATTGGGAAGGTTATCTGGCGTAGGGCAAATTGAGGATAGGCGCGAATAAGTAGATAGAAGGCTGCTTGGGCAGTTGCATCTCCTACATTTCGGAGAGTGGTCGATATGGTAGAAGCTAGAAGACCATATTCAGATATTGATGCCAAATCTTCATCTGTTACTTCTGCCCCTGAAGTTCCATAGCCAATGGTTATAGAATTTCTAACATCGCCAGCTCGCTTAACGATTGAAAGAGCTGGGCCGATGGCGTGATTGCCATCTAAATCAATATAGCCGTTAGCTGCTAGGTATTGGGATCTATGGGTTGAATCTGCATAACCTATGCGACCTTGAGAGTCCTCATATAAATAACCGAGGCCGCTAGTCGCAAAGCGAGAAGCAAGGCTATAAACTGTATCGTCTAAATTATTCTCGGAGTGCAGCTCATAATCCCCTGGAATATCAATCTCACCAAGTCCGCTATTTTCTGCATCCTGCCATTGAACTAACGGATCATATCCGTTCCAAGTCTCGGCAGCTGGCACTTCATTCCATTGGTCAAATAAAACTGTCTCAAGTAATTCTAAAATTCTATCGCCGTCAAATTGATGAGCAAAGTTGCCGATATAAACGGCGCGATTGAGTCTAGCTAAAGCTCCTACTGCTGTTATCTGAATTCTTTGGCTAGTGGCGGTGGAGCCAGAAGTCTGGACTGTTATGCCTAAGTCGGTAATAAAGCCACCAAATAGATTTACATAAACCGCGCTAGTATTTTGAACTTCAATAGTAACTGCATCGTTAATCTCAAAGGGAACTGATGCTTCAGCAGTTTCAATCAGCGTTAAGCTGCAATAGCCAGCGAGAGGCTGCTGATAAATATCATCGCGACCAGAGGTAATAGTAAGTCCGCTAAGTGTGGCGCTGGTAACTGTAGAGCCATTAACCTTAACTCGATAGACTGGACTCCAAGCGGTCATAAGATTAGTTGATCACCGCCGCCGCCAAGTCTGCGGCTGCTGTTGTTGAGAGCAAGCTGGACTGCTCGGCTAAATCCTTCTTCGTCAATTACGGATGGAGCATTTACATTGATTACCACATTGCCGCGTTCATCTCCGCGTCTAGCAGCTGCAACATCAAATCCAGATGGAATTGCTTTGCCACTTGGATTTAATCCAGATGGGAAACTTGGCATTGTGCCTGTAACAACTGGAGCAATAATTTTACCGCCACCAATGCCACCGCCAGTAGAACCACCACCACTAGAACCACCACCGCTAACTACTGGAGTCCCACCAATAAAGCCTGATGGAAGGCTAGATGATGAAACTGTATTACCGCCCGTCCCTGCTGCTGCATTTGCTTGATTATCAAATAACTTGGTCGCAGCAATAATTGCTCCAACTACGGCTGCACCAGTTGCTAAACCAGCCAACGGATTCAAAGCAAATCGAGATGCGATGGCAGCGGCTACCGCGCTATTTCTTAAAGCAACATAAGCAGCGACTAGCCCTTGGATTAGGAGAATAGTGGCTTGGACTCCAGCTGCTATCTTACTTACTACGAATACTGTCGCTAATACTCCAGCGACTAAGAAGAGCTCATCCTTGAGATCAATAACTGTATTGATAAAGCCTCTTACCTTCTTGCCCCATTCAACTGCTGTCTTTTGAGTATCAGTTAGCGATTCATCAAGCCCACCGCTTCCAGTTAAGCCTGAGATAAATGCCTCAAGTGCTGGAATAAAGTTTTCTAATATCCAAGCAGTTAATTCTTGGACAACTGGAAGTAAAGCTGCGCCGATAGATTCCTTGGCTTCATCAAGGGCAATCTTGACGCGCTCCATTTGCTTAGTTGTTGATTCTGCTTCATTTTCGGCAAATTGACCAAAGGTTGCAGTTAATTGATTGAAGGTCGTATCAAAGTCTTGAGACTTCAGATCGGCTGCATCTATGCCTAAGCCTAATTTGCCAAGCGCGGTGGTATTACCATCATAAGCTCTGCCAAGGGCGTTAGTAACTGTTTCTAATGGCTTGCCTGTTGCTGCACTTAAATCTAGTGCTAAATTTAGCAACTTCTGCGCTTCTTCAACATCCTGCGTAGATCTAACTAACCGCGTAAATGCTGGACGCAAGCCATCGTCAGCAACGCCAATAGCAATGGAAGTCTGCTTTATGTATTCCTCAACGCCAGCAATCTGTTTAGCGGTTGCGCCAGTAGTGGCTTCAATCGTTGCAGCTAAACGCTTTTGGGCTGTCTCATCCTCGGCTGCTGCTTTAACCGCGCTGACTGCAAATGCGCCAATAGCTGCTCCAGCGGCAGCAAAGGCAATAGCAGCCTTCTTGCCAAATTCAGCTGCGCGCTCGCCAATAGAATCAATGTCTTTAGATCCATTTGCTAGCTTCTTTTGGAAGTCAGCCGTATCTGCTAGAAGCTTGAGCGTTAAGGCTCTTGAATCAGATGCCACCTATGCCCCACTTATCTAATATCTTATTAAATGCTCTAGTCCATTGTGCCACAATATTCTTTTGCTCTTGGCGCAAGGTTGGATAAATAAACCATCCGCGAGAACCGCGCCCTTGTCTGCCAGAGTAGGCAGGGAATTGCTTAAATTTATTTGAACCGAATTCAAAGCCAGCCCAAAGCATTTGAGTATTAGCTCCACCGGTAAATCTTTGACTAGCAAAGCCATACTTAATTTCGCCAGTAGTGCTGGTCTTAGATACCTTAGATCCGCTAACAATTCTGTTAATGGCTTGTTGCCCTTTGACGCGAGTAGAAGCTTTAGCAGCAATTTGTTGCTGAAGATAAGTGGCGAGGTTATTAGAAACTTGGCGAGACTCGGCTTTAGCTTCATCGCCTAGCAAGGAGAAGGCTTTATAGACTTGCCGAAGCTCTGTCCGGTCAAATGCTGAGACTTCTTCAGCCATTGCTATCTCTCTCCTTTATCAGCTCGACTGCCGTTGCTACATCGTCCCAATCATCCCAATACTGCATCGGGATACCAGTCCTAAGAGCAACTATTACTAGTAGCCGCCTTACGCTGTCGGGCTGATGGCTTTTGGGTCATCGTTGCCTGTCTTAATGTCAGCAACTGTTTCCATCCATACTTCAAAGCTCTTTACTGGCTTACCAGCGCTTTCGCGCTTGTGAGCGTTGTAGGCCAAGAACATTAAGTCCCAGATGCCTATATTTTCTTGAGCCTTGGTAATAGTGTGTCCAGTTGCCTTTTCCCACTTAGCCCACTCTGGCGGTTGAGCAATATAAGTTGCTGATTCCCCTGAGTTATATTCAATTGTGATTGATAGTTTCATAGCTCCCGATGCTCCGATCTATTAGGTGTAAGACTCTGCTGGTTGTCCAATTACTGTCAATGTCCAAGTGTCTGTAAGAGCCCCCGGAGCAGCTCCGCCAGCGGTTGGGAATATTGGCAATACTTGGAAAGTAAATGATGCTCCACTTGCAGCCGTAAATACTACTTGAATACCAGTATTAGGTGCAGATTCTGCAACACCCCAAAAGATTTCAAATAGTGATCCTGCTGCACCCCAGTCTTGCAAAAGTTCAAGTGTAAATGTCCATTGTTTATCAACGGACTTATAAGCGCGACCATCAAGGGTTTGATAAGTCTCGATAATGGTTTCAGCAGATAAAACTGCTGAAGTCGTTTGAGCGTCAAATGAGTTGCCTCCAATA